CCTTGGGGTGTTGCCGTGTTGTCATCCGTCCCTCCTAGCAAGAGACGGTGGGCAGGAACCCCGCTAGGAGAGGTTCCTGCCCACCATTCTAAGTCAGCCGGTCAGCCGGTTCCCCAGCGTTTCTCGGCCTTGAGCTTCTGGTACTTGTCCGGGTCGTCCCCCGCCTTCGCGAGGGCGTAACCGGAAGGCGTGTCGAACCCGTCATCGCCCTTCGAAGGAACCACTTTCTCCTCCTCGTCGACGACCTGGTTCTCCGGCGCCTGCTCAGCCTTGTCAGGCTTCGTGTCTTTGGTGGTCATGCCCATTGTTATTACGCCAACTTCAGGGTTCTAAACGCGTTCGCGTCTACGACCTTGGCTCCGTTGCGCCAGTAAGCATACAAGCCTCGCTGGCCGGTAGGCATGTTGTTGGTGACATCGAACAGGTGCGGGATCACCTCGACGGTCATTCCGAGCCTGTCAACGATGACGTAGTAGTTGAAGTCGCCGTACACGCCGATCAGCTGACCCGTCGTGAACGTCCCCGACATCGCCGTCGACTCGTACACCGGCCGGCCCAACAGGTTCGCCCCGACAGCGCCCGGGGTCGGCACCTGCACCGATCCGGCCTGCTGCTGCAGGTTGTTCTCCCAGATCATCGCGCCGCCGGCCGTATCGAACTGGCGGATCTTGTTCTGAACCGCGATGTTCATCGCAAACACCGACCTAGGCCGGAACCTCGGCCCGAGTGCCGCCTGCCATCCGAAGATGTCAGCCGCCGTGATCGCGTTGGTCGCGGCAGCCGTGAACACGGTTGTTGCGCCGGTGATGACACCGAACGGTTCGTTGGTGCCGTTGCCGGTCGTGAACTTCGTCGCCTCGAGCTCGTCCTTCGCATCCGACAGGAGCCCGCCCAGTTCGGACTGGAGGCTGCCATAGTCCTGGCCGATCTCGATCGAGAACGGCACGAACGCGCGCGCCTTCTCCGTCGAGATTGTCGGCTGTGCCAGCGTCGGTGACGCGTCGGTTGCGGCTGTTGCCTCCGCAGCGTACGCGGCCGTGATACCAGCCGATGAGACTCCGCGCCATTCGTCGACGGTGATCGGAATCACCCGGCTGATGGCCCGGTACGGGTTGATCGCCAGGTTCGACGTCGGAATGATGGACGGGTCGAGCTCGAACGGGACACCGAACCCGCCGGACGTTCCGGTCAGGCTCATCGCGCGGGCGAGGCTCATCGCGTTGTTCTCTGCCGGCGACATGTACGTGCCGGACAGCATCGCCTTGAACGCGCCCTTGTACTCCGGCGAACCGGTCACAAGGATGTGTCGGGCCAGCTTCCCGTCGGTCGTGTCGAGGTTCCGCAGGAGCCTGTCCACGTGCCCCTGCGCGTCCTCCTTGCTGATGGGTGCCTGTTCCGGCATTTCCATCGCCTCGACGGCCCGCATCGCCCGCGACTTCAGTTCACGGCCGGTGTCTTCGGGCTTCATCGGGTCGAACTGCACCGTCGACACGTCATAGATCAACGCGTCCTCGACGGCGCCGGGCCGGCGGATCTGTGGTGTCTCGAGGCCGTGGCCGGACTTGCCGCGCTCCATGACCTCTTTCTTCCGCTCGTCGCGGAGTTGGAGCTCGATCTTCGCGTCGAACTCGTCGATCGACTCGTTCAACTGGTTGTACCGATGCTTCGCATCAGCGGTGTACTGCTTGCCTTCCCACTCCTTCTCGAGTGTTTCGAGTTGGGCGGCTCGTTCTGCCCGCTCGTCTTGGAGGGCCTGAACTACTCCAGAAACCATGAGGGTCGCTCCTCCGTTGTCGGTGTGACCGTGTGGCGGCTCACAACCGCGTCGGGAGTGGACTCCTCGCCTTCGTCCCCGTCGGGGGCTGGCTCCGGCTCCTCCTGCTCGGTGAGTGCTGATACTGCGTCTTTCGGTGTTACCTGCGCGTCCCGGACTAGCCTGATCAGGTCTTCGAGGCCGGGAAGGATGAATTCCTCCGTCTGCGACCTGAGCTTGGCTGTCGCCCCACCGTAGGCGGGGAACGTGACCGGGCCGAACTCGTGCATCCGAAGCTCGTTATGCGTGAACTCCGGCAAAGCCGTCGGGTTGTAACTCGACCGTTGCGGGCGCCAGTTCGGCGTCGACTTCACCGCGTCCGCCACGAACGACGACCCGTACAAGCCCTCCTCGAGGCCGGGTACGAGCTCGTTCACATACGGGGCGTCGAGAAGCTCGACTTCGTACTCGACGCAGTCGCCGACCTCCTCCATGCGGAGGATCCGGCCTAGTGGTTTCTGGCCGATGCTGGCGTCTTTGCCGTGCTGGAACAGCACCTTCAGCCGCATCGCGTTCTCCTGGATGGTTTTGGTGAACGCGCCCGGCGCGATGCGCTCCATGAAGTGGTACGGCTTCTCGACCGGCGACTTGATTTCCGTCCAGTCGTTGAAGACGGCGAGGCGGCCGGCGAGGATCTTCTTCCCCCCATTCGAGGGTGACGGCTTCAGATCGAAGTCGTAAGCGGCTGTGCGGACGATCTTTTCCATGCTAGGTACTTCGGCTAGTCGTTCACCCATTCGGAACCACCATGCCGGCCGGGTTGCCCTGCCCGTTCATCGGCTTATCCGCCATCGTCCCCGGCGGCTGCAACTGGACAGAGACGAGGCCGGTGTGGACGAGACGCTTCATATCCCCGCTGGTGACGGCGTCGATGACCGAAGATGTGTCGAACCCGGCTTCGACGAGGGCTTTCATGGAGCGGGACTGGGATTCCTGCACCGTCGCCCGCTCCGTGATGTCCTCCTGCAGCGCGGGAATGTCGCGGTCGTCGTACCACAGCTGCGACCCTGGCGGAGGCGGCACGATCGTCTGCAAACTCGCGGCGGCGTTCTGCCACAGCCACCGCATCGTCCCATCCACAAACCGGCGCCTAGCCTGGGAATAGTTCGAGTAGGTGGCCGCCTCGAGGCCTTCGGACAGGCCAACGACGATCGGCGGCACACCCGCCGCGGCAGCGATCCTGGTCTCGCCGGCGCCCGTCAACGCCTTGTAGTCACTCTGTTGGAAGTTCGTCCCCAAGGGTGTGGCGTCGACGGCGGCTCTGAGGAAAATGGATCCGTACGAGCCCATTCCGCCCTCATACTGCGACCGGTACGCGCTGGTGAACGCGTCGAAGTCGTCCTTCGTCATCGACTGCGGCTCAACCTTGAACAGATGGTTGTGGGTGCCGCCCTTCTCCAAATACTTGATCTTGTGATCACGGAACCCGCTGTCCGCCATCACCTCGCGGATCGCCGGCGTCAACCACGACATGCCCCTGTACCGGGCGAGCGGATCAGGAACCGGGGCGTAATGCGCCACCTCATCCCGCAGATAACTGATCGGCTGCTTCCCCGACTGGGGGCCGCCCGGCCAGTACACGTAGCCGAGCACCTCCGCTTCAGGATCATCCTCCTCACCACTCAACGCGATCGCGACCCAGTCCGGCCGCAAACGCTTGATGTTCGGGCCGGAACGGATCCCGTACCAGTTCCCCGCCAAAGAAATGTCCGTCTCCATCCGCGCCAGCAAATCACTGGTGGTTTTGCCGGGCTCCGGCGACTCGAGCGGCAACAACGACGTGTCTCCGAAGAAGTCACCGGGCCGGCCGTTCCGCAGCTGGCGGAACTGGAACCGCGCCTGCGAGAACACCTGCAACCGTGCGAGCACGCACGCGAACACGACGACGTTTCCCATGTAGGCGCCACCGGCGAACCCCTGCATGTTCTGCGCGTACTGCTCCAAACGCTCATCCGGATACGACGGCCCATACCCGAACAGCGGGTATTGGTGTGACTGGTAGGTGAAGTTGTCGGCCCACTGCTGAAGGCTCAGCGGATACCCGGAACGGGCCTTGCTGATTTCAGGGTCGACCAGGGAGAAGCGGGAAAGGAAACTCATCGCACACCGACCATGTCGTCACGGCGGCGGCGGTAGGCCTTGGCACGACACGCTTCGCCGCAATAGACCGCTTGTGGCGCATAGGTCAACAACGACTTACCGCAGATCCAGCAAAGATGGCACGCAATATCAGTGCGCATCTTTCCAACCATCGGGCTACGACTCCTCATCCGAAGCTCCAACTAGCCGGGCCAGGATCCAACGCCTCCGCACCCCACAACGCCAGAGTCGCCGAAACCAACGGTGTGATGTCAACCGCGGACTTCTTCCGTGCCCATGCGAACGCGTCTCCGAGCTCACGCACCTTCGCGCCCTGGATCGCCGCCCGCAACTGCGACGTCCCCAGATGCCGGAGCCGCTTCTCGTTCACCACATCAACGAACAAACCGCACGCCCTCCCGTAGTCGTTGCCGGTGACGGCCTGCACGTCGATGCTCTGCGACTCAAGGTCATGCACCATCGACGCGGCCGGGCCGCGGTTGTCGCACAAAACCGATGCGATGTTGTGCTCACGGCACAACTCGACCAGCCGCGGCACGAGCCAGCCAGTTCCTTCCCGCTCATCCGCAACCTCAACATGCAGGAGCTCGTCGCCGCGTTTCCCCGCAGCGCAGATCGTCGCCTTCGACCGGGCCGGCGACACGTCGAACGCCAAACACACAGGCCCCAAAATCTCGCTGTTCTCGTCCGTCAACAGCTTCCACGTCACCAGATCCACAACCGTCTGATGCTGGTCAGTCGACGGCCAGTCACCCACACCCAGCCGCTCAACAGCGAACGAACGGTTGTCGATGTTCGACCGCTCCTCACGGATCGTGTCCTCCCGGATCCTGATCCCGAACGCCGGATTCGCCCTAGCCCACACCTCCGGATCCGCGGAAACGTCCTCGCCGACGTCGTCCGGCCCGTCAGCGTCCAGTGACCACTCGAAATACGCCAGCCGGTCAGTGTCGCCGCTCAACGCCCGCTCACGCACCCTCGCGAACGCCACACCGTCGTCCATCGACTCCTGGTCGACCGCGCTGCCCGTGTACCAAATCTGCGGATCCTCCGACGCTGTGATCACCGGGAAGATCGCCGCCATCGACACCTCCGGCAAAAACATCGCCTCGTCGAAGATCGCCGTTGAACAGTTCGCGTAGCCACGGCCGACGCCGCGCGTCCTCGTTCTGAATCGGATCCTGCGGCCACCCGTGAACTCGATCATCTCCATCCCATTCGCCCGCCAAATGTGGC